GAATGCACGAAGTCGACCACCTCGTCAGCAGTCACAGCCGCCGCGGCCGCCGTGGTCTTGCCCGCCGCCGAGAAGGTGACGATGCCTTTGACGTCGGACGAGCCGGAGCCGGTGGTCAGCTTCGAGTTCGCGATGCGCGCCAGGCGCTCGCCCAGCAACTGGCCGAGCAGCGTCTCGAAGTTGAAGATCGAATCCTGCGCAAGCTCCATGGAGAAGCGCACGAACTCGGTGTCGAAGGCGTAGGCTCCGATGGCTGCGTTGCCGAACGTGACGTCGGAGCCGCCGTCGTCGGTGAGCGCCGTGCCCTCCGTGTGCGCCACCGCGGCGACGGCGGTGTCGTCGACGGTCGGCAGGTTGATCGTGTTGCCCGACGCGGTGCGCAGCACGGTGCACAGATCGTCGCTGTACATCGGACCCCAGGCCTTCATGGCGATGTCGATCTGGTTGAGCAGTTCGGTCGGCACGGTGTAGCCGCCCGCCGTGCCCGAGGTCGACTGGATGCGCTGCTCGGTGACGCCGGCGCGCAGCGCGGCGCGGGCTTCCGGACGCATCTCGCCAACGTCGGCGCCGGCGCGGACGTATTCATAGAACGCCTGCCGGTAGCTGACCGGCTGTCCATCGTCGGCCCCCGGCGCCCGGCCGTCATGGGTCGGCCGGCGCGGATCGGGCGCGTTGCGCGCCTCCTCGGCCGAGCGCTGCGCCGCAGCCAGGCGCTCCTCGCGCGCGATGTTCTGGCCGATCTGGTCGTGCTCGGCCATCATGCGGTCGAACTCGGCCTCGATCTCCTTGGCGCGGGCCTCGGCGGTGTCGGGCTTGATTTCGTCGAACTTGGCGCGGGCGTTGGTCAGGATGGTAGCCTGACGCTCCCGCAATTCGCGGAGTCGAGACATGCTCGTTCCTTTCTTCAGGGTGCCTTGCCCAAGGGCGAAAGGGCGCGTGAGGCGGGAGCCCGCTAGTTCACGCCACGGAGCGCAAGCTCGTGTCTCATGTGCAGGCGGCGGCGAATGAGCCGGCCTGGCGCGATGATGGAAGTACCCGCGCCGCCGGCGGCGCGCTGCGCCTCCAGCGAGCGCAGGCCGATTTCGGTGCCGGCGTAGGCCGGCTGCGTCACGATGGCGACGTCAACCAGCTCGACCTTCGTGATGGTGCGTTTCGGCGTCTCGCCGGTCTCGTCCCATTCCTGCTTGAGCACGCGGAAGGCGAAGCTCATCTTGTCGAGATCGCCGCGCTTCATTTTCGGCACGATCAGCTTGACGTCAGGATCGTCGGGATCGAGCGACGCCGAGACGGCGAGGCCGCGCGAATCCTCCGCAAGCCCGAGCGTGCCCCGGCCGCCGCGCGAGCGCGCCAGCGGCAGGCCCTCGTGATTGATCAGGAAAACCACGTCGTCGGCGCGGATCGACTCGGCGAAGGCGCCGGGCGCGACGCGCTCCAGCCACCAGCCGCCGATGTCCGTCCACTCGTTGAACACCGCCGCATAGCCGGCGACGTTGACCAGGTCGGGGCCTGAGCGAATCTCGGCTTGAACGCCGCCGCGAGTCTCCAGGCCCTGCGGCGCGCCGCTGTCATTGCGCATTGTCGTCTCCATTGTCTTCGCTCTGGTCGCCCGCCGCGCCCACGGGCGCGCGCGCTCCGGCGTCCAGCGGAACCATCGCGCCCTGGACAAGCAGCCGGTCGCCGCCCGGCATGTCCTCGCGGTTGTCCATGCGCCGTCCCTCGTTCGGCGTCAGCAACCCGTGCTGAATGGCCTTCGCCATGCCCTCCATGCGGGCGACGAAATCGCCGCGCAGCAGCGCGTCCTGGTTGAACTCGACGTAGCGCGACGAGCGGCCGGGGCCGAACAGCTTGAGATTGAGCTGCTGCTCCCACTGCCGCACGATCTGCATGATGCGGTGCTTGACCACATGCAGATCCTGCTGCTCCGTGTTCGTGTAGGTGCCGTGCGTCAGATCCTGCAGGAAGACCGGTGGCAGACGATAGACCCGCGCGATCTCCTCAAGCTGAAACCGTCGCGCCTCGACCATCTGCTGCTTGTCGGGGTCGAACCCAATCGGCACGAGCTTGTGCCCCGATGGCATGACCAGCGCGGCGCGGTTTTCCATCCCCGCGCGCTTGACCGCGTCGACCACATCCGCCGCCGCCTTGCGCGCGCCGCTCTCCGACGCGATCGGTCCCTCAAGCGCCAGCGGCGGAATGCCGCCGTTCTGGAAGATTTTCGCGGCGTAGGATTCGAGCGAAATCGCCAGGCCGATCGCGTTCCTCAGCGCGCCGACCGGCGCGTAGTGCCCAAGTCCGTCCGCTTTGAACCCGTAACGAATGTCGATGATCTCCGCGGCGGAATAGATCACCTCGCGCCCGCCGTCGCGATAGCGATAGCGTCGGCGGCCCTCGATCCGCTCGACCGTGACGCCGGCCGGATCGAGCAGCCACAGCGCCGCGACCCGCCCGAGCGCGTTGCGCTCGACGAACGTGAAGGCGCGCCCGGTAGTCAGGACCTGCGTCATCGCGGTGGCGCGCCAGTCGAACGACGTGATTTCTCCGTTCGGCGCGCGGTTCAGCAACTGCGAAAGCGAATCATTGACCGCGACGCGCGCCTCGCCGTCCCGGCGATACACATCGATCGGCAGCGTCGCGATGGTCTCGGACAGGAAACCCACCGCGGCGGCAACGGCGGGAACGCCGAGGGCGGTCTCGGTTGTGACGGACACGCCCGTTCCCGCGACCATGAAGGGCGCGACGAAGTGATTGTAGAACTGCTGCGCGCTAACCGGAACGTTCGGGTTTTCAATCGAACGGCGCTCAGCGCCGAAGAGGCTGGTCAGCCGCGAGAGGATGCTCATGCGACGATCATCCGGTAGCCGTCATTTGAATCGTAGGGGCTGGTTTCGGGAGTCGCGATCACAGGCCGCCGCGCCATCAGGTCGCAGGCGTTGAACAGGGCGAGCAGCGGATCGATTTTCGCCGTGCCCGCCGCCTGCTTCGTGATCACCACCGCCGACCCCTTCAATTCCATTTTCGCGTTGCCGACCGCCCAGGCCATGAGCTTTTGCCCGGCATGGCGAAGCGAGCCGTCCTTCAGCTTGCGCGCCACGCCCTTGATGACGCCGGAGAGCCGATAGCCCTGCGGGACGCCGACCATGCAGCCCTCCGGCACGCCGCGCAGACTCAGTTCGTCCGTGATCGCGGCGACGCCGACCGGATCGAGGCCGATGCCGCCCTTTTCCGGCAACAGGCCCGAGGCCAGCACCCGCGCCACGATGTCCGCGACGCCGGCCACATCCTCGTTCAGCCCGTCGACCGCGCCGATATCGACGAAGGTCAGTTCGCCGGCCCGCTCCAGATCGGCCAGGACCGGCGCGATTTCCTTGCGCAGCAGCGCGACGCCGCGATCCGCCCAGGCGTGGCCCCAGTGCAGCCAGCGTTGCGTCTCGCGCTCGCGCCCGACCACGGCCAGGCCAAGCAGGTCGTCAAGCCCGCCGCCGTCGATGCCGATCGTCACCACCTCGCAGCGCGCGAGAAGCTCGTCCAGCGTCATCGCCGCGCCGCGTCGCTCCCAATGGTCGGCGCCCGGCCAGCGGTCGTAATGCAGCGCGAGGCCCATCTCGATGTTGAGATGCTGCGAGAGCCAGATGCGCTCGGCCTCCTCGCCCTTGGCGCGCTCGGCCGCGTAATCCTGTTTGAGGATCTCGAGATTGACCGACCGGCCGTTGTTGGGATGCACCAGCGGCCAGAGCGACTGGTCGCGCCAGGGCTTGTCCGGCGCGATCTGCATCGCCTCCGGAAACTCGTAGAGCACGGGCAGCATCGAGCCGCCTTCCACCCGCCCGTCGCGCACCGCGCGGGCGTGTTTCAGTTCCTCGGCGAAGACGCCGGCCGGCGGCGTGTCCGACTGCGTCGTGATGATCACGCCGAACGATTCCGGCACCGCGGTCCGCGCGCCCCTGAGCTGCGCCAGCACGCGGTTCGCGTAATGCACCGAGCCGAGCAGATGCGCCTCGTCCAGGAGCCAGCCCGCGTATTTGCCGCCGGTCGCGACGTTCGGGTCAAAGGTCGTGATGCGCAGGCTCGCGCCGGTCGCCCGGTGCGTGATGCGCTTCAGATGCTCCTGCACATGAAACAGTTTCGAGAGCGCCGGATCGGCCGCGATCATGCCCGACGCCGCCGCGAAAGCGATGTCGGCGATCACCTGCGTCGGACCGAACAGGCCGAACAGCGCGTTGGGCCGGCGGTTCATCAAGAGCGCGGTGAGCATCAGCGCCGCGCCGTTCGTCGTCTTTGAGTTCTTCTTGGGCACCAGCACGAAGACGCCGGCGACCTGCCGGACCTCGTACTGGTCGAGCGAGCCGAACACGGCCCGCACGATGTCGCGGAACCAGTCGCCCGCCGCCTCGCCCAGCGTCGGCTGGCCGATCACGTCGGGCAGCCGAAGCCGGTTGAAGATTGCGACGGCGCGCGCCGCCTCCGCTTCGTCCAGCGGCAACGCGGGGACGAGCGAGCGGCCGGACCGGAGGCGCTGCTCCCAGTCCGGCTGCGCGAAACTCCAGCTCATGCCGTGCCCGCTGTCTCCGCGCCAGGCTTGAGCAGATCGGCCCAGTCAGAATCGGTGATGACTTCGCTCGCGGCCTGCGCCGCAAGAACTTTCTTGCCCGCCGATTCCGGCGCCGGCTTTTTCGGCTCCGGCGCAGCGGCGCGCATCGATTCTCCCAGTCGCTCCAGCTTCGCGGCGTCAAAGCGCGCGAGAAGTTCTTTCTGCGCCGGGACGCTGCCCTTGTTGGCCGCCCGGAACATCGCGGCGACAGTTTCCTTTTCCTTTTTCAGCGCGCCCAGATGCAGTTCGTCGCGAAACCCGCGGGCCAGCGTCGGCTCCGATATTTCAAGCACCGCGGCGATGTCTTTCTGCGGCCAGCCCATCGCCACGAGTTGTGCGACCGTGATGCGATCCTCCCGGGTCGGCTTGTAACGCGGACGGCCTCGGCGCGGGACAGACGGCGCTAGGTCCGCTGAGCCCTCCGCAAACGGCGCAGACATCAGCGGCAAGGTTGCTGGATCGCTCGCGGCGGATCGCCGGCGCTGCGCATCCGTCTCGATCTCGTCCGCGAAGGCCCGCCGGAACGTCGGCGCCGAGATTTTCAGGCGAGATGCGATCGACGCAATCGATTCGCCATCCGCAAGCGCGCCAGTCGCCATCGCGCGCTGATCGTCGCTCGGCGCGAACGCCGCGCGTCCCCGCTTTGCTTCATCCGCCATTTTCTTTTCCGACCGACGCGCGCCTCAAAAAACCAGCGCGCAAGCAAAAAAATCCCCGAATGAAATCACACACCGTCTTCTC